GCATGAGCCTCGGGCGAGAGGTGTTCGGGCAGATTCAGAGAACAAGGGGCTGATGCCCGACCCTCGATAGCTGTGCTGTTACTTCCCATAGTCTGATTCAGTTGCGGGCGGCATAGCCCTAGCGTTCTACCGAGAAGGGATCGGACCTTCCCGCGTAGATCGTAGTTACCAGCGTTTGCTTTTCTTCGGGCCGCTCATCAGCGCCGCGATCAGCGCGATGATTCCCACGATTACGATGATGCCGATCACCAGTCCCAGGCTGATCCAGATCGGCGACAATACCCACCACCACGACCATGCAATAACATTGCAGAGTTTCAGGGTGATGAAGACGATGGTGAGGAGACCGGCAAAGCCGATTCCTCCTGATGTGCTGCTATTGGTGTTACTCATTTTTTCGGTGTTTTGGGGTGATTCGGAAGAGGTAGAACAAGGGAGTGATGGCAACGGGAACTAGCCGTTGATGTCGTTTGAGTTATCGGAGTCTTGCGCGGCTAGTTCCCGCGCCATACCCCCAGCGTTCCCCAAAACTCCACCCCTCCACGTCAGATCGATGTCACCTGTGCAAACGCAGCATCCGACCAGTAACTGCCTGCGCCACCGTTCGTGGCAGGTCACGCAATGGCCCGGCTTGGGGGACATTAATGCGTCGCGGCGTGCTCGTGCTTCCATGGCGAGTCGTTGAACAATGGTCAGAACGGGTCGGACACCGGCCGCGCCGTGTCCGGGTGGTCGTAGATCAGAAAATCCTTGATGAGTAGCGGACGCTGATCGGTCAGGCGGATCGCCAGCCACGCCCGCTCCGGGTCGGATGGATCGCGCACCAGGCAAAGCTCCGTTTCCAGCGAGACGAGCGCCTTGTGCCACGCCGTCTTCGCCGGGTCGGCATTGGCCGGCGTCATGTCTATCAGTTCGCCGTTCGTCGCTCCAAGCGCCCGATTCTCCGGGCCTGTCACTGGCGTCGCCTGTCCGCGGTTCTCGCGCGGTGGCACCGGCATGTCCTTGTTGAGTACCAGTCCGCGGGCTGGTGCCCGCTCGCGCTTTCCCGGCGGGTCAATGCGGTCGATCGCCTCCTTGGTTGCGGCACGCTCGGCGAGCGTCTCGCGTGGTGCGGCTGGTGCTGGTGCTCCTCCGGCTTTCTGCGCGGCGCGAGAGGCGAGGATTTGTTGGATGGTTGGCATCGGATGGGTGTGTTAGCTGTTTCGGATTTCGTTCAGCCGCTCGATCCACGGCTTTAGGTATGCGTCGACTTGCTCAATCGTCGCATCGCGGAATGTGTCGCGCATGACGTTGATTCGAATCGCGGCGATAAGTTCGCCAGCGAGTGTGGTGGCTGCATTTAACCGAGTTTGCCATTGTTCCTCGTGGCATTGACAGCCGGAGTGATGGGTGGTTTTGCACATGATCAGAGAATGGTTGGAATTTGCACCGATCGACGGCCAGGTGGGATGTAGAGGCCACCAGCAAGCCAGCGGCCCTCTTCAAACTTCTCCATGCGCCACGCCTTCCGGCACTTCGGGCATTGATAGGTGTCCCGTGGCAGTTCGCCGGTGATCGGCGTGTGGCGGAAATCCATGAAATCGGCCTCATGGCCGCACCGCCCGCACTTGAGCAGCATGTATGACTCGGGGATCGTGATCATGACTTCGGATGGGTGTGATTCGGCGTTGCCGCCTTCTGCCCAGAAAGCCTCACCCCGGTCAGATCCAGGGTGAGGCGATTCTGCTTGCCGGTCCTTTCCCGGCTGTCGTCACTGATCACACCCAGCAATCAGAAATCGGATTCAGCGGCTCCGACGCCGAGCAGTTCGGCGACTTCCTCCAGGGCGGCGGCCAGTCGCTTGTCGTCGGCCTTCGGCTTCGCGTTAGCCTTGTGCTGCGGCAGCCACTTCTCGATGAGTGCCTGCACCGCGTCCGCATCGAGATCGCCCATGTCGACGCCAGCGTGCTTGCCGACGTGCACCTTCACCTTCTGCCAGTCTGCCCGGCCCTCGTCCTCGGCGGCGGCGGGTGCCTTGCGGTAGCCTGCTTGCTCGCCGGATACGGCCTTTTGTTCGCGATCCTTGACGCGCACATACTTGCCGGATGGCTTGAGAGCATCCTCCTTGTCCGGCGCGATGAAAGCGATGTTAGCATAGACCTTGTCGTCGCGCTCCTCGTGGATGATGATGAGCTTCACGCCGTGGCCGATGAGCGCCTCAAGGTCGAACTCTTCAAGTTCGGCTTTTGTCAGATCGCGACCGAGGATCTTTTTCAGATCCTTGCGAATCGCCGCCTTTTCGTTCAAGGATGCCGTGTAACCGCGGGACCAAACGCAAAAGCGCCGGTCGTTTTCCTCATCCACGACCTCGGTCTCGTAGATAATCCTGAATTCCTCCTTCTCGCCGAAAGCGGTCATCCGCTTTTTTAGCGGCGTGATGTCGACGATGACACCCTTGACGGGGGAGTCGGTTGCAGGATGCGGCTGGAAATCGCCGCCTTTCTTTTCACTCAGTTTCATGTTGGTTCGTTGGTTCTGTTGGTTATTCGATGGGAAGGATCAGGTTGACCACTGCGGCCACCACCGCGAATCCGATGAATCCGGCGACAGCGTAGGTGGCGAGAATGACCGGCGGGCTGTAACGTTCGCGGCGGGTCGAGTTGATAGGCAGCGCGTGAAGCATCTGCGGCAGGGTGGTGTCCCGGCTGATGCCGTGGACCTGGCGTGTGTGTGCGGTTGGTTTCATGGGTCTTGATCGTTGTTGTGGGTGGAGAGTGCGTGAAAGAGGGCGAGCCCGAAGAACGAGCAGGTGCCGAGGAAGCAGGTGGCAAGCAGCACGCGGCAGATCCATTCGATGATCGCTTGCCAGTTCATGGCTTCGTAATGAGGTTGAGGGTTTCGCGGCCTGCGTTGGTGATGCGCAGCCTGATCGACCGGCGGTCCTCGATGGTGCGCTCGCGCTTCACCAGTCCCATCTTTTCGATGACATCGACGGCGGTCGTGATCGCGGCCGTGGAGACTCCGCAGGCTGCGGCCACGTCGGTCATTGTCGCTCCATGTGGCTTTCCGGCGACAAACGCCAGAGCGATGACGTGAGTCAGCACATTGAATCCGTTCTCTTTGGCGGATTGCAGCGACTCAAGAAATTGCGGGGTGTAGTTCATGGTCTCGGTTTCAGTTCTGCAAAGCGGGCAGGATGTTTCGGAGTTAGGCCATTCGGTTGAACCGCACATGGTGCATGGCCATCTCATAACCTGATGGTGCGCTCGCTCAGGATGCGGTTGATGTCGGAGATCCGGACCTTGTATCCCTTCCCGCCCACATCGACGCCCACGCCCAGCAACCGCCTGACGGTCGCCGGAGTCACATCGAGCATCGTCGCCGCCTGCTTGATCGAAACCAGTGACACCGCCTCGATCATCTCGGCCTTGTGCTTGACGATCGCCTCGGCGACCGCGCTGGCGATGAATGAGGGATGGATGGTCATGCTCATTACTGGGCTTCCGGTTGCAGATAGTTGGCAATCGCCCGCTCGACGTATGCGCTCAGGCTCATGTTCTGGCGGAATGCGACCTTCTTCGCCTTTGCGATCAGCCGCTTGTCGATGGTAAGGCCCGGCTTTGCTTTGGTCTGGCCGGTGGCGGGGCGGCCCGGTCGTTTCTTCGTGGTCTCGCTCATTGCTAGACGGATTAAATCCGATAAAATCCCACCCGCAAGGGTTTTTCTCCTACCGTAATTAAAATACGGATAAAATCCCACTAGACACGCTTCGAATCCGTTTTATCTTGACAAAGTCATGAGTAATAAACGCAAGGGCAGGCCGGGTCGCCCGAAAACAAAGACCCCGAGAAAAAAAGAGTCCTACACGATTTCACCGGAGGCGCACGCGGCGCTGATGGTTGTATCGAAAAGAACCGGACTCAGCCGATCGCAGATTGTGGACAAGTGCCTGCGATGCCAGATTCTCAAGGATTGCCCTGAGTTCATGATTGCGATAAACGCCATTCAATCACCATGAAACTCTTCGCCGCATTCTGTGCCTTGGCCGCGATGGCCGGGGCGGTCATGCTCGCCGTTCCCGGCGCAGCGCAATACGGATTCCCGCTGATGGTGTTCGGGTTTGTCGGCTTTGCCGTGTTTCGGATGCTCGCCTGGGCAACTTCGCGACAGCCGTGAAACCTCAGTCCGTCACCGTCCGTCACCGGACCAGCGTGGTCACGGTCTACCCCGTGACCGTCAAGGGTGCGACCTATTGGCGTTTTCGAAAGGGGCGGCGATTCGTCACCCGCTCGACAATCGACAAGGCGAAGGACGAGGCGAGGCGCTATGCCGAGTCCACCTTCCTGACCGGCGGGCGGATCGGCCTGCTCGGCGAAGCGCAGACCCGCGCCATTCAGCGGATGCTCGATGTCGACCCGACGCTGGCGCTCGTCGACGAGTTCCTGCTGTGGCACGCCCGGAAGTGCCCGCGTGTGACCGTCCGGCAGGCTCGCGCCGAGTTTCTCGCCGCAAAAGGTGCGGCGGCCGGTGCGTCCGCTTACAACGTGACGCGGCTGCGGCAGCGGCTGGCGTTGCTGCCTGACGACGCGATCATCGCCGAAATCGGCCCGGCGGACCTCCCCGCCGTCGAGGGAGCGCCCCGAACGAGGCGGAATCACATCGCCGCGTGGACGACGTTTTTCAGGTGGTGCCGCAAGCGCGGCTGGCTGCCAAGCGGCGAAGACACGGCACCGGAATTGCTGGAACGCCCGGCGATCACACGCGTCGCCCCTTCGACGTGGACGCGTCCCGAGTTCGACGTGCTGCTGGCCAATGCCGACAATCGGCTGCGCGTATGGCTGTGCCTGGGTGCATGGGCTGGTCTGCGCACGGAAGAGGTCGCGCCCGATGTCGCCAGCAAGAAAGACGGGGTTCGATGGGAAGATTTCAAATGGAGCGCGGGCACCATCGAGATCCGCGCCGAGGTCGCGAAGACTGGCGTGCGGCGGCTGGCACCGATCCTGCCGTGCCTGGAGGCGGTGCTGCGGCCGTTGGCAGGCACCGGGCGGGTGTTCGAAGGCTTGCCTCCACATCGAACCGCGCACGGCGGCAGGGTCGCCGAAACAACGCGTCTCGGGCAGTTGGTCGGCGGATGGAAGAGGAACGCATTGCGGCACTCTTACATCAGTTTCAGGAGTGCCATTGCCGGGACGATGCGTGCCGCCGCCGAGGCCGGAAACTCGGAATCGGTCACCCGCCGGAACTATCAGGACGCGAAGAGCGAGGCGGAAGCCGCGGAGTGGTTTGCCGTGCCCAAGGGTTACGCAAAGGTTACGCAGCGGTCCCGGTCGCAACGAGTCACAAAGCCCCGAAAACCTTGATTTCCCGATCCGAATGCCACGTTGCGGGTCGCGCAGCGTGGGTCGAGTCCCCCCGGCGGCACCGTAGAAAATCAACGGGTTGCGGGTCGGGATACGCAGGGGATACGCAGGGTGGCCTAGCCGACCTGGGCCGGAAACCCGCACGCCTCGCGAAGCGCCCCCATCGGAAAGGCTGGACCCGGGTCGTTCTTCCGGTTCGGCGCGATGTGCTCGTGACCGATCACGTCGTCGAGGTTGTAGCGGTCCACCAACACCTTCGACAGCCGTTCGCACGCGGCGACCTGCGCGGCCGGGTAGGTTTCCCACTTGCGGCCGCGGCTGTCGACGAACGGCGGGAGCGCCGAGAATTTTTCGGGGAACGCGTCGCCGCCGTTGGCCAGTTCGATGCCAATCGAACACGCGTTAAGACCGTGGTAGGTGGTGCCGGTCTTTGGATCTTTCCAGCGGCTCGATCCTGCGTGGCCGGCGGTGCGGTTGCACGGTCGGCATTGGATGATCGTTCCGTCGCGATCGATGACGAAGTGCGCGCACACGCCGTTGCCTAGCTGTCGCCAGTAGTTGATCGACGACATCGCCGAGGCGCCGGCAGTGAAGTGGATCACGAGAAACCTGCGGATGGCCATGACCGCACCGCCCGGGATGGGCTCGCGCTTGACGGGGGACAGCCAGTGGTCGGGTTCGATGTTCATTGCGGTTGACCTTTGAAGGATCGCCACCCGCCGATCCGGACGGCCGACCAGATCGCGGCGATCTTCCATCGCGGGATCTCGCGGTTCCACATTGTCTCGCGGAGCAAATGGTCCGCTTCCGAGCGCGTGTATTCGCGGTTCGCTTTCGAGTAGAGGAAGTCGTGCAGGACGCAGTCCTCAAGAAATGCGTCGAACGGGTGGCCAATCAGCGAGAATGCGATCTGCGGGATCGATGCACCATCGATCAGCGTATGGCGCGGCACGGTGATTCGGCCGAGCGAGGTGACACAGGGAAAGTCGGCGGTGAGAATGACGTGCCTGCGACCGGCGATCATTCCGGCGTTGTCGAAGTGCAGCGGCTCGGGGAAGGGATTATTCACGGCGGGAGACCGGCATGGGGTGCAACTGGCAAGGGCGCTGCTTGAGCGAGTCGTTCAGTTCGCGGAACTCGATGGTGAGGCGTTGAGCGTTTGAATCGAATCGCTCGATCGCTCCGGCGACCTTTGCCTGCGCCTTGACCCCCTCGATGGCGATCTCTTGCAGGCGTTCGTTCTGTTTGTCGAGGCGCTCGCCAAGTGCAGTCTGCATCTGCATGGATTCGGCGTGGCGTTTGTCGCGGTTCTCGTCGTCCTTTCGCATGCGGCTCGCCGTGTGGCGCAGCAGGATGGCGAGCATGGCGATCGAGACGAGCATGCCGCCCCACGGGCCGATCAGGCGTTCCCAGTCCTTGTCGGAAAGCCAACCGGTCAGACTGGCCAGTAAAACGGGGGCGGCGATGGCTTCGGGGGGTGGTGTGGTCATTTTTTAGGCTCGCGGTTTGTTGGGCGGGATCATGACTCCGAAATCAATTCACTTGGACGATGAAGTAGGAAACAACGCTTGTGTCAGACGCGCTGGCCGAAGTGATGGTAAAGCTCGACCCGTTTACGATAGAGTAAGACAAATCCCCGACAGTTCCGCCGGGCGTCTTTCGCGTGAGAGTGATGACGCTATTTGCGTCAACCGTCGTGTTTGAAACCAGAACCGACCCCGAGACAAGCGTGGCGTTTCCTGCGCGTGCATTGGTTCCTGACTTGAGTTGCAATCCCCGACCGGCGGTTGAGCAGATGAGGTTTCCGGCGGCGGTGAAATTTCCGGTGCCGGTTGCCATAGCAAACTGTTCCGTGCCTGCGCTGTTCAGCCACTTCATTTGTGATGACGTGACCGTCGATCCGTTGGACGACAGAGGAAACCAGTTGATGGTGTTTCCCGATGATCCGGATGTGTAGGTGTTCCACTTTCCTTCTCCGTAACGCTCCAATGACAGTTGGTAATCCCCCTGAGACGTGAAACCGCTCAAGCACGATGAAAGAGCACCATCTATGCCCACGCCGGAACGCGGAATGCCGCCGAATATCTTTGCGTTTGAAAGGGTTCCCCAATGGGAATTTACCACTAGGTTGGGAACTGAGGCGGAAGCGCTCGCAGTGTGGGTGAACTCGCCTTTGATGAACGAAGCATCGCCAGCCGTGTTTCGAGAAACAATGTCGCCATTCAGGTTCCCCCTAACAAAGAGGTCCGCGATTTTCACATAAAGAGAGATCCCGGTTCCGTCGCGAAGGTGACAATCGGTCACAGACGCTGAGTTAATGAAGTAGTTCTCTTGGTTACGGACATCGGTAAAAACCGCCGGATCGTGACCGATGGAAATGTTGTGCGTGACGGCTTCCATGAGTCCGCAGGAAACAGACACGCCCGCCGTGCCGCTTCCTCCAATGATAATCCCCCTGATGGTGTTGGAGATGATAGGGTTGATGATCTCCACGCCTGCGCATTGGCTGGCATTGGCCGTGTAACCGGAATCGGTCGTCGGATGCCAGTGGCCAACATCAATACCGGTGTCACAAGCCTCGATTCGCGGGCTCATGAAGCGGTTGTTATCCGATTTGTAACCAAGCGCATATCCGATGCCGCAGTTGTCGGCTCTGACTCGATCAAAAACGCAATCGGTTTGGTCGTGGGTTCGCATTCCGATTCCGAAAAGTGAAAACGAAACCCGTTGCAAAAGAGCGTTTCCGGCAGTCGGGCCGCAATGTTCGACACCTACGCTCGCCGTTGCTTTTCCCGGCCCGATGAAAGAAATATCCATGATTCGGAAATCGCTGCATGCCGTCCCGCCTTTCGCCGAAAGACGAATACAATTCCCAACAACAGTGGATTTAATGATCGAAGCTCCGGGCGCACCAAACATTCGGATGCTCGGGCCAGAAAGCACGACTTCCGAAGTGACACGGTAAGTCCCCGGAGGGAAATACACCCACTTATTGGCCGCTTGCGCGGCGGCAACCGCGTTTGCAATCGCTGTCGCGTTGTTCCCTGTATCATCGTCGATGCCTCCATAATCCAAGATTGACAAGAATTGGAGACCAAGAGCGTCTCCAGTTGCTTCCGGATCTTCCGCGATGGCGGTGTTGATTTCGGCGTTTGTGGGTGCGGACCCGCTCGCCGCCGATGTGATGCGGCCTTGCGCGTCAACCGTGATGTCCGCCTTGGTGTAGCTTCCTGCGGTCACGGCGGTATTCGCAAGCGAAAGCGTTCGGTTCGTCGCAATAGATCCGCCGCCGCTCAGTCCGGTGCCCGCTGAAATGGTGACTGCGTTTGATGCTGGAGTGTAGCCAAGCGCGGCGGCGATTTCGGAACTGTTGGTCGGGAACGCGGCGGGATAACCGTCGAGCGCCTCAACTTCGCTGTATTCGGTGAATGTCGCGCCTGGCACCGGCGGCTCGGTGGTGTAGATCGGAATGCTGGTGCTCGTGCCGCGGGTGACATCGCGCAGGAGTCGCAGCCGATAGGCCGCCACGGTGCGCACTTCGCCGGTGGTGTTGTGCTGCGCCTGCACGTCGCCGAAGTAGACCGCATCGGAGAGACCCGTGGTGTCGGCGGGCACCAGCGCGATCACCGCATTGCTGCCGCTGTGGGTCAAGCCGGTGCCGGTCACCTTCTGGATCTTGGCCGCGGAGTCGACGTCATCGACGCTCGCCTTGATGGTGGCAATGCAGGTCCAGTCGCTGCCGGGAGTGAATGTCGCGCCGGACCATGAAAGCGGCACGGTGATGCTACGGGAATCGCCGAGGTATGCCGTGATCGTTTCCATGGTTTACAGCGCGGAGAGTGATACTTTTTTCCAAAGCGGGATGCCATCGGTGACGGAGCAAGCGATGTAGAGATAATTCTCGTCGACCTTCATGGTGCCGAGGAATCCTTCGGTTGCATTCGTCAAGGTGACAACGGGCGTTCCGGTAGCCGAACCTTGCGGAGTCCATGTGGTAACAAGATCGGGCGTGGCGACGTTTTCGGAAGATCGCCACTCGGCGGCTGGAGCCGATGTGATAAAGGCCCAATAAGTGCCGGACCACTCGATTGCATTTCCGTCGCCGGGATCATAATAAACCGGCTTGGAATTTGAGATGCCGTTGTAAGCAAGCGGCAAGTTGATGACTATCGGCGTGCTACCATCGCTGGTCAATGCGCCGGTGACATCGATCTCCTCATTGACAGGTGGCACAGTGCCCCCCGTCAACGTCGGCCCCGTCTCGTCACCTTTGACCACGTCGTTTTCGACGGTGACGGTGATCTTCGGGCTGGAAACGATCACGCCCGAAATGGTGTATTCCATCTCCATCATGAGGTCCACGCTTGCCGTGTCGCCGGTGAGCAGCGCGTTCAGTTCGTCCGTGGCGAGGTTGACGTTGAACGTGTAGATCGTCGACGTGCCCGTGCCCGTTTTCGTCCATGATGTGTCAGACGCCACGAAATCGCCGTTGTAGTCGCCGTCTTCCTTCATGCCGATTTTTCCGGCCGCTCCCGAACCAAGTTCGACAACCGCGCCATCGGTGATGAATCGCACGGCAAACTCGCAGGTATCGCCGCGTTTCAGGGTGAGGCTGGTGACCGGTCTGGAGTCGAGCGCGCCGGTCTGGAACTTGCGCGTCGCCGTGTTGAAAAAAAGTGGCAGGCTCATGGAGTTCTTGGGGTTGGATTATTGCAAATTGGTTGCAGTTGTCAATGATTTGCGATTATGGCGGCGGATCTGCGGAACTTGGCCATTGCCAGCGCGATTTGCTCGCGCTTCTCGTCGCCGCACTTGCCGGGTGCCAGTCGTTTCGCGCCGAAGGTGACCACCGATTTTCCGGCGCATCGCTGATCCTCGCCATCCCGGTATTGCCAGTTAGCCGACATGCCAGCCGTCCACGAGTGCGCCAGCACGGCGGGTCCGTAGGCACGGAACGCCTCGGTCGAAATGGTCTGATCCTCGGGCACCCGGATGTTCTCGCCGACCCAGCGGCTGGCAATGCCTTGCTCGATGCGTGCGGCGGCGTCGGCGCGCAGCCAGTAGGCAAGGCCGAACAGGTATGCCCATTGACCGGAAAGGAAGCCGCACATGGGCGCGGTGCGGTCGAGCCAGCGGCCGTCCATCACCAGCGTGTCGCTGTCGATCTTGATCGCGCCTTCGGCACCGGTCTCGCGACACAGGCGGCGGATTGTCGAAAGGATGCCGCGCACGGCCGGCCAGCCGTTCAGGTTGCCGCGGCGCGGGAAGTCCGTGGTGTGACGGATGTCCGGCGCGACCAGCGAAAGGGTTTCGCGTGTGACTGGATAGGCAGCGTCGTCGGCAATGGCGACGATGGCATTCGGGAGCGCGTCGCGAAATGCCGCCACGGATTCGACCAGGCACGGACCATCGGGGCCGTAGGTGAACCACACGCCGAGCGTCTTCATGGCGGCACCTCCGGTGTTCCGCAGGCCGTGACCGGGATGATCACGTCGCCACCGGTGATGATGAGACCGTCCTGCCAATCGATCCGGCCGATCTCGTTGTCGTCGCAGTCCCGGAAGATGAGTGCGCCGGTCATGCCGTTGCCACGGATGCGGATGGTCTTTTTCTGCGACACGGGATCGGCGGTTTCGCCGGGCTCGTCCTCGACGGTGACCTGAATCTGCGGGTCGATTCCCTCGGTGGTTCCTTCCGAGCTCGACAGCCCGCGAATGGTGCGGAGCTTGATCGGTTCGTCGGGTGGCGTGGCTGGTGGGTCATCGGCGAATCCGACATACTCGATCCAAACGGCCGCGCCCGTTCCCTGGTTGGCAATGGCGGCGTCGAGTTCGATCTGGTCGTCGGATTGCTCGTGATCGATGCCGAATCGACCGTTGACGCTGCGAAAACGGTAGTTGTCGGTTTCGGCGTCGTAGTCTTTGAGCACGTTCGCACCCGCGCCGGTGTTGTCCATCATCGGGCGCTCCCGGTAATGGTCGATATTGCTGCCCATCATGATCGGGCGAAGATAGGGAGTGGCTTCCTCGCCTTCGCCCTGCATCAGCAACTCGGCCAGTTCGTAAATGTAGGTGCCGGGCACGCCTTCGTCGTCATCGGCGACAGGCGGAACGTAGTGGGTGCCGCCTTCGTATCCTTCGGCGAGCACGACGATCTCGACCCATTCCTCGGGCGGCTTGGTCTCGTGGCCGATGGCACCGGTGGCCAGCACCTCGACGCGCACGCAGACTTTTTCGCTGAAGTCGATTTCGAACCGCTTCGGGGCGCCCTCGACGATGGGCGGGTCGGCGGCCGGGTTCGCCTCCTCGGCGGAATAGTAGAGGTTTCCGGGTTCGTAGCTGATCTCAGCGTCGTCACCGGTCGAGCCGGTGGTGACTGGCACGCGATCGGTGACGACGCCTGGTGACACGGTGACGAAGAAGGTGGTCACCTCACCCACCGTTTTGCTGATCAACTCGACGTGCAGCGGCGGGATGACCGCGTTGTCAGCCTGTGTCGCGGTGACCGCGCGCGGGATCTGGATGGTCTGGCCGTTGCCACTGCCGACGAGTCGGCCGCCGACCACTCCGGTGACGGTGGTCGCGCGCATGTAACGAAGCATCTCGCAGATCTTCTGCCGGATGCTGTCGCCTTTTTTCGGTTCTGATGGGACTCGCATTTCAGGTCCAGTAAATGTTGTCCTTGTCGATCCACACCTTGCGCGCGCCGAGCCATTCCTGATCCCGACGCCAATCCTTTTCGGTGCCGGTTTGCCCTGAGCGGTCGGCGCTTCGAATCCACTCGTAACCGCTCAGACCGGAGACGCCCGGGAATGATCCGGGGCTTTCCACCGTGCCGCCGCCGTCCTGCGGTGGGGGGCCGTTCTTGTAGAACGTCGACTTACGCAGCAGCGGTGCCTTGTCGACGTAATACTCGATGCCCTTCAGGATGCCCTTGGCAAACACCTGGGCGTTGTCAGAAAGCTCCTCGGTGGCGCTGTTGTCGTCGTCGGTGTAGAACTTCCACTGCGCTTTCAGGGTCGCGTCGGTCATGTCCTGCCACCGGCGAATTTTGATCAGGTCGGTGTCGGTGAGAGAGAAAGCGCCATTGCTCGAAAAGACCGGGTGTTCTTGCAGTGGTCGCTGCACGTCGACCCACTCGATTTCATGGATCGTCTGCTGCTCCTCACCGATGGTCTCGCCGTATTCGGCGCTTCCCCACTTGTAGAGCAGGCGAACGGTAAGGATCGCCTTGGTGGTGCCATCGATGGGATCGAGGTCGGCATCCTCCACGCGTCCGGAGTAATCGCCCCACGTCTGGCCGGTGACGACTCCCGCGGTGCGCAGATCGGCCTCTTCGCCGATGTATTCGATCAGCGTCTCGCGGCCGTCGCTGCGGATGGATTCCTTGGGGAATCCGGGGCGCTTCAGGGTGAGGATGGGCTCGGGCATGGCTCAGAAAACGGGTTCGCGGGTCACGCGGAAATTGCGTGCCAGCAGTTTGAAAATGGCCTCGACGGTCTGTGAGGTTTTCGCCATCGGGTTGTCGCGGGCGTTCGTGTCGAGCGACAGGCCGCGCCGGGCGTATTCGTTGACGAGAGACTCGGCATTGCCGCCACCGGACAACGGGCTGCGCGATGACGCCGCTGCGGCTGCGGACGCGCCGGGATTGGCTTTGGCGGCGGCCTGACGATCCGCTTCGACCTGGGCGGCAGTGCGGTTGTTGATCTCGTCGATCCGGCGCTGAATGTCGTCGACGTTCTCGGCGGCTGCCTCGGTGCCCGCTTCCATGAATCCGGCGAAGCGTTCGGCGAAGGTGGGCAGATCGGCCAGTCGCTGGTAAAGACCTTCGATGATCTCGTCATTCGCTGCTTGGCCGGCGTCCGCGTATTTGTCGAAAAAAGTCGCCCACGATGTCTGTCCGCCGGGGTTTTCCGACGCGAGACCGAAGTCGAGTGTGGCGTTGATGGCGGCGGCCAGTGCGTTCATGGCCGGGGACTTTTGCAATCCGAGCAGCGCGATCTCGCCATGGGTCTTGAAGATTTCCCACACCATCGGATCTAAAGCCGTATTGATGGCGGCGGCCAGTGCGTTGATGCCGGGGCTTGCCTGAATGGTCGAGAGCACCTTGTCGCCATGGAGCTTGAAGACTTCCCATGCGTCGCCGGATTTCAGGATTTCCACGCCGTGCGCCAAGCTCTTGCCGAGGTTCTCGCCAACGGTAGTGAAATCGAACTCGTCGACCATCTCAAGGGCGGGAAGCAGTTCGCCGATGACGCCGGCGGTGAATCCGGTGAAGAATTGCGTGGACTTCTGCGGCAGTTCGTTGATCAGGTCGTCGGCTCGCGCCATCGATCCGGCGAAGCGGTTCATCACCTCGGGCATGCGGCCCAAAAACTTGCTGGCGTCCTCCATCTGGCCGAAGACGTTGATCAGGTTCCCGCCGCTCTTGCCGAAAATCTCCATCGCCGCGGTGGTGCGTGCCGCGCGGTTCTCGACGGCCATGATCGATGCGCCGATGGCGTTGAAGGCATCCTCCGGGTTCATGTCCATCAGTTCGCGCGCGGACAGGCCGAGCTTGGCGAACGGGTCTTTGCCTCCGGCCGCCGCAGTGCCAATCGCCTTCTGCATCTTCATCACGTCCTTGCCCATGCCATCGGCGGAGATGCCGCCGAGTTCGTAGGCTTTGCGGAGCTTCATCACCGATGACACGGCCAGTCCGGTGTTGGCGGCCACGTCGTCGAGCGTGCCGGCCATTTCGAGGGTCTTCTTGGTGTTGTAGGCCATCGCCGCACCGAGAGCCGCGCCACCCACGGCGACGAACGTGGCGCTTGCCTTCGACATGCTGGCAAGCGCGGCGTTCGCTCCCTTGAGCGCCTTGCTCATCTTGTCGCGGACGGTCAGTTCCGCGTAGATGCTTCCGATGCTACGTGCCTTGGCCATGTTCTTTCAGGTATTGCTGTGCGTTCGCCATTTCCCTCGCGATCCAGTCGTCCTCTTCCGGTTTGGCGAAGTCCGGAAGGAAGTCGGTCAGTTTCAGATTACCGCCGCCGCGCCGCTTCATGCCGCCGGCGGACGCGACGATGTGGCGGATGGTTGCGAGCCGGACTTCCGTCCGCTTTTCGCGCTCGTGCCACGCTTCGAGGTGGGCTGCCGCTTCGTCCGGGTGGAGCGAGTCCCATTCGCTTGCGGCGAGCCCGAGTTCGACCCGGGCGAAGGCGTGCTCGCGGAACTCGTTTTTTTTTCATCGCCGACGAGCATTTCGGCCAGGCACGCCAGCACGGAGGCCGTGATGGCCGGTGCCTGCGTTTCAAGGTCGATGGCGGTGGCGAGATCCTCTGCGGATCGATGGCGGTCGTGCTCTTCGGGAGGCAGCAGCAGCCACAGCATCTCGACATATGCGGCGGACGCCCGGAGCGGATCGAACAACGCGCGGGTGTCGAGCCTCACCGCGTGCTTGGCCACGCGGAAACCAAAGCGCCGTGCGGTGCCTTGGTTCCACGCGATGGCCACCTCGCGGCCGGAGATGCTGACGGTGTGCGGCGTCATCAGGTGGCGCTGTATGTCTTGTCTCCGGTGACCTTGCACGAGCACGAGAAGTCAACCGTGCCGTCGAGCGTCATGTCCTCGGTGCAGGGGCCAACGATCGCCGAGAAGGAGATCGTTGTGCTGCCGTTCGGAAGGGTGACGACGAACGCTGCGGAAGTGCCCACGGCGGCGCGCAGCGCGTCCTGACCGGAATTCGCAGGATCGAACTTGCCGGATAATTCCAACGATCCGAAGTCCTTCAGGCCGGGAACGAATTCGCGTGCCGTCGAGTCGTGGGTGGTGATGTCCACCATCGGCACGTCCGCGCCGGTGATGCTGATGTCGGTCAGTCCGCCGATGGCTGTGCCCCCGATGGTGACCGCGGTGCCGAATGATTTGGATTTGGCCATGGTATTGCTTGGTTTCTGTTAGTTTGCGAGGTGGTGAGGGGCGCGGAAATCGAGCACTATTCCGAAAAGTCGGGTGGTCTGGTCGTAGTTGCTGGTGCGGTTCGCGAAGAGCAGCACGCACTCGGATTCTCCGGCGATGGGCGTGCCTTCGAACTCGGAGCGCAGGATTTCGGAAATGCGAACCGCCTCGGCCTTGGTCTTTGCCCAGGTGGAAAACTGCACGGTCGGAAACGACACTCCGCGGCGGGCGTCGTGAGGGGTCTCTCCATCGTCGGAAACCGTCTGTGCAACGATGTAGGGCGGGGCGGTGGCACCGTCCGCAATGTCCCAGAAAAAACGGTCGCCGATCTCGCGGACCAGCGGCGTGTTCGCGAGGATGGCGGCGGTGATGTCCTTCTCGTAACTCATCGACGGGTGCGAAGCTTGGTGATGGTTTTGGTGAGGTGCTTCTCGTAACCCTTGGCCATGGCGGTGTGCGTCTCGCTTGACGCCGCATCGATGGCCGGGCGGATGAATGGTTTCGCCGGTGACTTGGATGTGCCGAGTTCGACGAGGTGCGAATACTTGTTCGGGTCTTTGAACACGGGCACCTCGGTGCCTGCGGATGCGGCGAGGATGCGGCTGCCGTCCCGGCGCTTTGCCATCAGGTTCTTGCGCAGTTTCTTGGTGCCGACCTGCACACGAAATCCGGTGCGCGGTCCAATGCGTGCGGAGATGATCGATCCGACCTTGCGAACGTTCATTCCGATGGACTTTTTCAGCAGGCCCGGATGCGGTCCGCTGCCAATCGGCGCGCGGGCCTTCGCCGCCTTGACGATCGGTGCTCCACCGGCGCGAAGCACTGCGCGCTCGGCGCCTTTGATGAAATCCTCCGGAAGTCGGCCGATGGATCGACGCAACTCCTTGATGCCTTTCACTGACACCTTGAAGCTCATGCCGCGATCCCTCCTATGGTTCGGGTTTCGAGGAGCAGGAAACGCTGACGCCCGGCGTCCTCCTGAATGCCGAGGATCTCGTGAGCGGTGCCCTGATAAACCAGCCGGTTTGT